ATGGTATTAAAATACAGCGTGGCACCGGAAGGCAAAGCAGAAGCGGCCCCGGTCACGTTGTTCACGGCGGTATAGGTGAAAGTGACTTGTGATACGTCTGTGCCACCAGCGGCGCGGGGAAGGTAGAACCCGCGCTTATCCTCGTGCGTACCAGTAAACATAAACTGGCCGTGGGGTGACTGCTGGCTCGTGGCAGAGACTTCAAAACCGACAATTGGAAGGCGATGAGGATGTGCCACCTCAGTAGTGGCAACAGCCTTCACCTCAAAGTAGGTGTAGGGACTAAAGCCAACGGGATTGACGGCTTGACCCCCATACGAACCAGTTCCTCCGATATCTAGGCAAGCAGGATCGTAAGCAAACCTGCCATTGTAAGTAGTGGTCAGGTTGGTGGGGTTAGGAACCCACTGAATCCTAGCCCAGAGGGGAGAACGCGTGAGGATCATGACCATCTCACCGTCGGGCAATCCAAGAATTCGTGACTCGGTTGACCCCGAAGACTGGATTTGAGACCAGTCCTGCTCGTCCACGGACCACGGCTGTGCAAGGCAACTGGGCGTGGTCGTGTAGATTTGGGGCATTCGCCACGGAGGGAAGTCGTGTGGCATCGCTAGAGAAGCTGCGAATGCTAAGGCAGCTTCCGGTAGACGCCCCGTCGCTTCCGCGTTCTTGGCAGCCAAGTAATTGGCAATCGATGCCTTGGCTGCATCCCGGCCGATGTAAGGTGAATTCATCGCGCAAAGAGTCGGAATATACAACAATGAGGTTGATACAATGGATACGCTGTGAAGTAGGCAGAGTAGTCGTTGGTAAGGCTGTAGAGCAAATTGTAATACACTGATGAGTGGTTAGTAATGCGGTGGAAAGTTGCACGCTTCGAGCGCGGCTTGTGCAGTTTAGTAGACTTTCCGAGTGTTTCCCGTCATCAGTACGGGCACGCCGCTGTCATACAACATCACGACAATAACCACATGCACATACATATATTACAGGTTGGTAGTTACGGATTCCGCCGTTATGCAATTAGCAGTCAGCCCCGTCAACGCGGAAGACCGCGTCGAGATAGGGATGGCTGATAGTGCACAAAAGTTGGTCCATCGTCCCGACCAACTCCTCAAAGGACAACACGTCTTCCTTGCCAACGCCATAGCAAGACTCATACCATGCCCAGGTGTCACAACTCGGCCTGTGCATGGTGCGCCGCTCTCTCAGCGGCTTGACGTGAAAATCCGAGGGCAATCGCATGGTTGCCTGGGTGGTGAGCTCCAATACCCGCCGGTAAAGTGCTCGCACACCAGGCACGTGGCCGTTGATCAGGGACTCCGCAAACGCCCGTCCCTTCGCCCAACCGGCTCCACCCCTACCGCCTTCTCGCCTCCAGAAGGCCTTGTAGAGCATGCGCCCTAGCTGGGAGCCCCAGCGCAACTCCCTGGTCCACCCTTTCGGGCGGAGGACGTAGCACGGAACCGGCCTCCTCGCCAGGAAAACCGCGTGCGTGTAGTCCTCGTGGACCTGGAGCTTGCACTCGAAGCCCCCCATCGCGCAGACCTCGCTGGGCGTCTCCGCCACGCCCAACCACGCCCGAGGGACGATGGTATACTGGTCGTCTCCGACCACAGCGATCCGCACGTACTGAACAAAGTCGTCAAGTTGCTGCTGACCCATGGTGTATACATCTTCAAGGGTGGCAGCCGGATTGGTAAGCCTGAGGTAGGCAAGCATCCAGCCGAGCGTGGTCAGCATGCCGTTCAAAATGGCATTAGCCATGGCGGTATCGTCCCTACCGCTGGCATTGCCATGACCCGGTTGGATCTTGG